AAAGCTCCAAATGGTGCTCCTCGGGAACCTCGGGCTCCTCGTCGGGCTTGTCGTCCGCCAGTTCCTTCAGCGGCATGCGGACGACGCTGAGGTGCAACTTCAGGAGTGCCGAGTCCGCATCCGGCGAGTGACGCAGGCGCAGGATGCGCGTGCCCATGTCCACCGAGTAAAGCTGCGGCCGGCCAGCGGGGTCCTGCACGGAGACGTTGATGTCCCAGTGGTCGGAATCCACGAACCCCGGATGGATGCGATTGTCATCGTACCCGACCCGGGTCAGGTCCATGTCGCTGTCGCTCAGGCGTGCAGCCTTCACGTGCAGGATGGACTTGTGCAGCGGGTAGTTGATCTTGCCCACCTCCAGCGTGATCTCGGTCACTACGGGGGTGGTGAGGTCCTCCAGCACCCACGCGTCGCGGCAGAGCTTACGCTGGGCCTCGTTGAGATACCGGAGCACGGTGGGGGTCTTGAATAGCTCGTCGTTTTCGCCGGAGATCATCTCCGTGCGGTCGTCGAGCATGGCCCCCGTAATATGCTCCAGTAGCTCAGAGGTTTTCATTACGCCTCGACGCTAACCACGGGGACGCGCGGGTTGGGCACGCGCTCCCCTTTGGCGTCCACCACCAGACCGAAGTCTTGGAAGGGGAACCGGCGGGCTTTGCGCAGGTCGAATCCGGTCGGGTTGCCGGCGGAGTCCTTCTTCACAATCGCGCGGTCTTCCACGGCGGTCTTCAGGACTCCGATGACTTCTTTCGGAACGTCGAGCACCACACCGCGGCGGAGTTGATACAGCCGACCGTTGACGCCTACCGGCACAGGGTCCACTTCGTTCTGATCCCGGGCCTCGTCGAGCATGATCGCGTAGCGTTCTTTCGAGGCCGAACGGGACGCATCCGCCGTGTTGATATGGGTATCGGCGAGTTGCTTCTGGTCTCGAAGCGCCGCGTTGGCCTTCTCGGCTGCGGCGAGTTGCGCCTTCAACTTCTCAATCTCGGCGTTGGGGGCCTCGACTTCGAGGCCGGCGAGTGCTGCGGCGTTGCTTTGGGTTTCCATGATCGTTCCCTCCCTGTTAAGTTTACAGTCCGCCTTTCATCGACTTCGCCGCTTCAGCAAACGACTCGGCGTAGGCGATCTCAGGCAGTGCGCTCAACGCGCCCTTGACCATCTTGATCACGTCGGGCACGGTCTTCGCGGCGTAGCTCTTTGTGCAGTCGCCGATGTACGTCGGGTAGTCGCCCCGCTTCTCTTTCTTGTCCTTCGCCTGCTTCTCCTTGATCTTGTCGGTGTCCGGAACCTCAACCTTGAAGCCGTTCTCCAATACCTCAATACGGATCGTGAACTGACTAATCATAGCACACCTCCTATAAAAAGTCCCCGAACCGGCTTGTGGCCGACCGGGGACTTGGGCGCATTCACCAGTCGGCGGTTAGCCGAGGGCCAGCCACGTGTACTGCTTGTCTTCGATGGCAGCCGCCGCAGCGATAGTCACGCCATGCGCGGGCTTGACGCCCGGGATGTCGGTGGCCGTGCTGTCAATGACGGTGGCCGGGCCCGGGTATGCGACGTTGTTGCGCACACCCGCGTTGGTCGCATCGACCGCGCCCTGCGAACCGTCTTGGCTGCCGGAGCCGGCATCCACTTGAATCGCCACGTCGGCGGTGTCCAGAGTGCGAACTCCGTCCGCAGCCGTCTTGACAGTCGTACCCGATGCCATGCCCTCGTACCACTCGTGCGTGATACGGTCGGTCAGGTTGACCAACTGGAAGTAGCGGGGGCGGAAGCCGAGTTCAATGGCGATGGCAACCGCCGTGTCGTCATTGAGGAACCGACCGGTGGCGCGCTGGAAATCGCCGCCGTTGCTGTCGGAGTAGTTCTTCGTAATGGTCATGTGCGTCTCCTTGTTCGGGGAATGGGATGGCCGATCAGCCGGGGGCGATTAAGCCCCCAGCGTCACCGGGTTAGTTCGTCGCTGCGACCTCGACGCGGACCATCCACGCATCGTTCAGGATGACGGAGGTCTGCATGCACTTCCAGCCGGCCGTGCCTTTCTGGCCGAGCGGGTCGCCCACAGCGGGCTTCGGGTTCACGACCATGATCGCGAGGGAGTCTTTCCCCTTCAGCGGCACGATCCCGTACGCGTCCTTGGCGATGTACAGCACCGGGTACACGTCGGCGAAACCGCCGGTGTTGACCATCGTCGAAGTCGCACCACCGACCACGCCGGTCGCGCCGGGGAAGGAGGTGAAGATCGTCGAGCGCAGGTAGCGCACGTCTTCGACCGCACCGATCTCGTTGGCCCACGGCGTCACCGTGCCGTATTTCTTGGTCGGGATGAAGCCAGTGATGTTGCGGATGTCGTTCTCGATGTCCGGGTGGACGAGGGCGATGAACGCCGCTTCCACGGGCTCGGTGCTGAAGGCCGGAGTCGAGCCGACCACCGAGGTGATCTGCATCGCGTTCTGGCGCTTCAGGGCGCGTGTCGCTTTGCGCTGGAGGGCCAGCGTCAGCGGCGTGTTCACGTCCCCACGGTCGGAGCCGTTGGCGAAGAACACGTTCGTGCCCGCCTTGATCTTGTTGTAGCGCAGGGTCTCGACGGTTTGCGCCGCCTGCTCACCCAGCACTTCGGAGACCTGCTGGAGGAACGGGTCCTCGTGCGTGTCTTCGATCACGTCCGAGAACGGCACGAAGTCGCCGTGCTGCTCCAGAGTAGCCGTCACGTCCGTCACGGTCACGCGGCTGCCGGCGGGGGTCACGCCCTCGACCAGCGGGGTCAGCGCGAGCGGCAGAGCGTTGTAACGCCGCCACTTGGCGACCTTCGTCGAGCGGTTCGGCATCACGTACACCTGACCGAACTTCTCGATCACGAGGTGGGGGACACCACGCGTCAGCATCTTGGCGACGGCGTGGGCGGCGGTACGCGGCGAGATGTCGCCGTAGGTCATCGGTGAAGCGGACATGGTTCGGTCTCCTTCTGGTTACAAATTGGTTGGTTGAGCCGCCGTCGAATCCTCGGGCGTGTTCAGGTGCTTGATCAAGACCTCGATCATTGCTGCGGCACCTTCTGCTTGGTGCATTTGCACCGCGGACTTCTGGCGCTGGACCTCCGCCGACGCCTTCAACTTGCTCAAGAACTCCGCAGTCAGTACAGCCATGCGCCTTAGCTCAGGGCCGCGGTATCGCAGAGCGGGATATACCACGTGGTCCCGTTGACCTGCACGCGGAGGCGAGCCTGCGCGTTCACAGCCTGCTCGGTCACTTCATCGAACATGTGCGCGGCATCCGATCCAGCCACGCCATTCAGGTCGAAAAAGAACCCGTTGTCATCGAACGTCCCGGCATCGTCGCCGTAGACGTTCGCCGAAATCAGCGAGGTGCGAGTGCCGGTAAGCGCACCGGTAGGCATGCCCAGTTCCAGTTCGAGCGGGGCATACGAGCCTGCCGCCGCGCCGGCCGACATGATCAGTTCGGCAACGAACGCCGAGCCAAGGCCGGCGACACTACCCGACGAGCCGAGTTGGAACTGCGCCTTCAGCGCATTCGCCCAGCTACCGAGAGCCACGTTCGCATCGAGTTCGAAGCGGGCGCGGCCTCCGACTGCACCGGCCTGCGTCAGGGTGGTCTCCACCACCAGCGACTCGAAGCTCGACGATGCGCCGTTTCCGGCGCTCACCACGTTGAACGAGGCACCTTCGGTCAGGAACTTGGCGAGCAACTTCTTGACTTCGTAGTCCCGAATGATGGACTGGTTCACGGTGTTGATGTCGAGCGACATGGATGTCCTCCTTGGTTACCGCGCAGTAGCCTCGGCGAAGGCTCCGTCGAAATCGTTCGGGTCGGAACCCTGTGGCGTAGGCGTCGTGCGCTTCGACTGCACGGGCGCAAGCTCCGCGGCCTTTTTGGCAGCGGCGGCGCGCGCAGCGGCCGTCTGTTGATCGGTGGGTTTGTCCGAAGCCGGCGGTGTTCCGGGTGTCTCCGACCCGGGGCCGTTCGACTTCTTGTACTGTGACACGAGTTCAACGATTTCTTGAACTGAGCCCTCATTGTACACCTTTTTGTAGGCGTCAATCAAATACGTGGGCTGCTTCGCGATCCACGCTTCCAACTGCGGGGACACGGTGTCGAAGTCCGGTTGCTGCCTCAGAATCTCGGCACGGAACGTATTTGCTTCGACGTTCTGCACCGTCTTAAACATCGGACTGAGATCAGAGTACACCTTCTCCACCACGGCTGTCAAGGCCCGCGCAAACCGGGCCTCGATGCCAGCGATGGCGTGGGCCTGCTGTACCTTCGTCGCCTTCGCAATGTCGGGCCACTCGGTCTCGAACGACGCCAGTGCCGTCTTCTGCTCGTCCGTCAGAACGGGCTCGGGGATTTCGAGCGCAGCCTTGCGCTCCGTCTCGGCCTTCTCCGCGGCAGCAGCGGCATCAGCCGCTGCCTTATCGTCCACGATCTTCTTCGCGGCAGCCGCGGTCGCATCGGCAGCGGCCTTCTCCGTAGCGGCTTTGGCAGCGACTTCAGCAGCGACTTTGCCTTCCGGCGTCGCAGCGAACTTGTCGTCCTCGATCTTCTTCGCGGCAGCGGCGGCATCGGCAGCCACCTTGTCGTCCTCGGCCTTCTCCGCGGCAGCAGCGGCATCAGTCGCCGCCTTGTCGTCCACGATCTTCTTCGTAGCCGCAGCGGCGTCAGCAGTCGCCTTCTCGTCGGCTGCCTTCTGAGCGGTCTCCTCGGCGGTCACTTCGGCCTCGGTGGCTGCGGTGGTAGCAGCGGCGGCAGCGGCGGCTACCTTTTCCTTCTCAGCGGGCTTGCCGCTCGCGGGCTCCCCGCTCCCCTCGGCGGCAATCGCCTCGGCAAACGCGGCGTCGAAATCGTCAGCAGCTACTTCTTTGGTCTCGGTTGTCATGTCCCCCTCCCTTAGTTAGTCCGCCCCGGGAGTTGAAACTCCCTTGGAGCTTTTTCAATCAACTCCACCACAGCCTGCATGGCGTTGTACTCCGTCTGGAATTTTACCAGATCGGTACCCGATGCCGTCCGCCAGCTTCCCAGTGCGCGGTCCCGGCGAATGTATGCAAGGCGGAGAAGGGAGTTAAGTCCCGTCTCAGCGCGAGCCTGATGCACTACCCTTTGAAGCTCCTGCTCCTCCCCCCTGATCGTTTCCATTTACGATTCCCTCCACGAGTGCGGTGAATGTATCGATGTTAGCGCCGGTTTGCGCTTTGATCGCCAGTGCGAAATCCTTGAACGCGTTAGAGATGTTCTTGCGAATCTCCGAGCGAATCAGGTCCGCTTGTTGTTGCGCGTTCATTGCTGCCGAGTCCGCCTGCTCCTTCAGCCGGCGAGCTACCTCGTCAGCGTCCTCTAGAATGTCCATCGGTAGATCGCGCGAGCGCATGCGCTCCTCCAGCATCTTGCGAGTGCTGATGTGCATACGCTCCTCGGGCGTCAGCGTAGTCGCGAATTGGTCGAGGTGCACCGAGCGGACTTCCTTCGCGATCAGCGAAGTCGAGCCGCGAGCGATCACGGCGAAGTCACCCTTCATGCTCTCGTCGTCGTTGAATTCCATGTTCCAGTAGTACAGCGACGAGACGAAGCTGGTCGTGAAGTGGTCGAAGTTGCGCACCGTGTCGCGGATCGGCAGCGAGGCGGCACCCATCAGCATCGACAGGTTACCCTGCGTGCGCAGCGCCTCGGACCCGCCCTTCGTCACGTCGCCCAAGGCCGAGGGCGGCAGAGCCGTCTCGGTGTCGGCGAACGACATGAACAGATCGATGATCGCCTTCAGTTCGGGGATGTGCGCGTCCACCTGAATGCTGCGCACGGCCGGCTGGGCGGACTCCTGCCCCTGTCCCTCGCGCAGCCAAATCTTGCGCGCGTAGACATCGAGTGATTGTCCGGGCACCAATAGGTCTTGGTTGAGTTCGAGCATCGGTCCGCACACCACGCTGGCGTTATCCAGCATCATGCGGGACGCCTCGCCGATAGCGAGCGCGCTATCGCGCATCACCTGCGGCACGCCGATCCCGAGCAGGTTAATGTCGTCCTCCTCATACACGAACACATGGTGAGGGCGAATCTTCGCGTCGTAGGGGTTCAGCTTGGCCTTGATGATGGTGTTGTCGATCCCCCATAGGTTAGCCTCAAGCTCCTTGCCGAGGTCCCCATCGGGGATATTTACGCCGGCCGCACGCAGGTCGTGTCCGGAGACGAAGCCCCACCACTCCCACGCCTCGAACTTACGTCCGGTCAGATTGGTCAGGTTACTGCGGTCGCCCTTAGTGCGAAGCTCGATCTCCCATTCAAGCTCCTTGTAATTGCCCGCGGTGTTATCCCTCAGATACCTCGTGACCACATCGG